GGTAGCGTGTCTCCGTCACTTTTTTAGGGACCGAATTTTTTTAGTTATCACATAAAAACGAATGAGCAAAATAAGTGGAATCGAAACGCATTGCGCGTTTGATAAATCGGTGGACGTGGTCGACTTGATCCCGCACCCGCGCAACCCAAACAAGCACGACGACAAGCAGATCGCGTTGCTCGCCAAGATCATCCGCGGCCAAGGTTGGCGCAACCCGATCGTCGTGTCGGAGCGATCCGGTTTTATCATCTCGGGTCACGGTCGACTCGAGGCGGCGAAGATGTTGAACGTGGAACAAGTGCCGGTCGACTTGCAAGCGTTCGAGAATGAGGCGGACGAGTACGCGCACTTGATTGCCGACAACCGGATCGCGGAATTGGCAGAGACAGACCGGGGAGAGTTGGCAGACTTGATCCGCGAACTCGACGGAGAGATCGACCTCGACTTGACCGGGTTCGATGATCCGAGTCTCGCGGAGTTGATGGGCGAGAGTAAAGAGGTTGTACCGGATGAGTTTGATGAGGTGGACGAAAACATTGAAACAAAACACACTTGCCCGAAGTGCGGCTACAAATGGAGTGGGGGCGAATGATTTCAAAAGTAGAAGATAAGCCACCATATCAAGTGCCAACGATGCGGGAGGTTTCTGATATTCCGTGGAACGGTTACAAAGTTGCCTCGACGTTTAGCGGGTGTGGGGGTTCGTGTCTTGGTTATAGAATGGCCGGATTTAAGGTGGTTTGGGCGAACGAGTTTGTCCCGGCGGCACAAGACAGTTACAACGCCAACAAATCGACTGACTGTTATTTGGACAAACGGGACATCAAGTCAGTCAAGGCCGATGAAATACTGAAACAAACCGGCTTAAAGCGGGGCGAACTTGATTTGTTCGACGGTTCGCCTCCATGTCAGGCATTCAGCACGGCGGGCAAGCGTCACAAAGGTTGGGGGGAAAAGAAATCATACGAACACGGGGCGAAGCAATGCAACGAGACGTTGTTCAATGATTATATTCGATTAGTGAGGGGATTGATGCCAAGGGTCTTTGTTGCTGAAAATGTAAGCGGTTTAATTAAAGGCACGGCCAAGGGAATGTTTCTCGAGATATTAAGTGAGTTGAAAACAAGCGGCTACAGAGTAAAATGTAAAGTGCTCGACGCTCAATGGCTAGGTGTTCCGCAGTGCCGGAAGCGGGTGATATTTGTTGGAGTGCGCGAAGACTTGAAAACCGATCCCGTTTATCCAGTTCCGCTCTCGTTTCGTTATAGTATAAGAGATGCGCTTCCACATATAATATCGGCGGAATGGGATGGGCAGGGTTCATTCAAACCGAGACGCTTATCATCCAATGAGCCGATATTTACAATTACTTGCAATAACGCATACCAAACAACAGTCGAAGCCGAGACCAACATTAGCCGCTACGCAATCGGGTCCGAGTGGGACAAACTGAAAGAGGGTGAACAATCCAAAAAATACTTTTCTCTCATTAAAGCCGACAGCAAAAAGCCATGTCCAACAATTACGGCAAGCAGCGGGTCTTTCCGCTCTGCGGCGCAACCACTGCACCCCACCGAAAAACGCAAGTTTACCATTGCAGAATTAAAACGCCTTTGCGCTTTCCCTGACGACTTTATTCTAAAAGGCAGCTATGCACAGCAATGGGAGAGACTCGGTAACAGTGTCCCCCCGGTGATGATGTATCATGTAGCAAAAACCATTCGAGACAAAATTTTGACTAATGGAACTTGATCCGAAACTAGCGCAGAAAGTTCTCGACGCTGATCTGGCCAATATGGCCAAGCGTGTTAACTCGGGCAAGACGCTTACCGCGAACCAACGCTCTCACTTTATGCAAGTGACGGGGAAGAATCCACTCCCCGAAAACGGTCGATCAAAAAACAAAGTCGAGCTTGCCAACGTTCTCGGCGTCTCCCGGCAGACCGTCTATCGATGGGCGAAAGAAAAGACCGCACCCAAACCAAACTCGGACGGGTCGCACAACATCGCCGAGTGGTTGTCGTTCGTCAGGCTTCGCAGTCTGAAAGGCCCGGTCGCCGATCAAGTCAAAGACGAATCTAATGGGATGGATTTGCGCGATCGCAAGATGCTCGGGCAATGCCTCAAGATCGAAGCCGAGCTTGAAATCTTGCGAGGCAACTGGATTCCGAAAGGTTTGATTCGGCGATTCTTGGAGGATGTCTTTGCCGCGTGCCGTTCCAAGATTCTGCATTCCCAAATGGATCAACAAGCCAAAGACGAGGTATTGAATGAACTCACCAGACTTAACGAACAAAGTTTCGGATTGGACGACAACGCTGACCGAGTTGATGTCGACATTTCGGGTATGGTCTCCTCCGCCGAGACTGACGATAACTGAGTGGGCCGAGAGTTATCGGCGACTCTCAACCGAGGCGTCAGCGATGCCGGGGATGTTTCGGGTCGCGCTTGCACCGTATCAAGCCGAGCCAATGAACGCGCCGATGGACGACTCCGTTCAGACGGTCGTTCTCATGTGGGCAAGCCAGACCGGCAAGACGGAGATCATCAACAATCTGGTCGGATACCATGTGGACCTCGATCCAAGTCCGATACTCTGCTTGCAACCCACGCTTGAGATCGCTGCCAGTTGGAGTACCGACCGACTCGCGCCAATGTTGCGCGACACTCCGGTCTTGAAAAAACTCATCGCCGATCCCAAGTCGAGGGATTCCGGCAATACCAAGTTACACAAAAAGTTCCCCGGCGGGCATATCACAATTGCGGGCGCGAACTCCCCGGCATCACTCGCGGCCCGACCGATTCGGGTTGTGCTATGCGATGAGGTCGATCGATACCCGGCGAGCGCGGGAACAGAAGGCGACCCGATCTCGTTGGCGCAGAAACGAAGCGACACGTTTTTTAACTCGGTTCAAGTCATCACATCAACGCCAACGCTTGCGGGAGTGTCGCGCATCGAGTCATGGCTCGAACGAAGCGACAAACAGCAATGGCATTGCCCATGTCCCAAGTGTGGAGAGTTCCAAGTTTTGAAATGGGGCCAAGTCAAATGGGAGAAAGACCAACCCGAGACGGCACGATACGAGTGCGAGAAATGCGCCGAGCTACTCGATGACGCCGGTCGGATCGCGATGGTCCGATCGGGCGAGTGGAGAGCGACCGCACCGTTCAACGGCATTCGCGGCTATTGGTTGAGCGGACTCAACACGATGTTTCCGCCCAAGCGAGGATTCACCGGGCGACTGCACCAGTTCGCCGCGGAGTTTCTTGCCGCCAAGCGCGGCGGCATCGAGACGCTCAAGAGTTGGACGAATACGTTTCTCTCCGAGACTTGGGAAGAAGAGACCGAGCGGATCGAGATCGCACCATTGATGAGCCGCCTCGAGCCATACCCGGCAGAGTGTCCCGACGGGGTGATCGTGTTGGTTGCCGCGGTCGACGTCCAAGGCGACCGGCTTGAATGTCAAGTGACTGGGTTCGGTGAATCAGACGAGGCATGGGCGATCGACTTGTTCAAGATATTCGGATCGCCGGAATCGCCTGACACTTGGAAAGCACTCGATGAGGTCTTGCTGAAATCGTTCGATCACGAGAGCGGCGCGGTTCTCAAGATCAAGCGAGCGTTTATCGACTCCGGTTTTCAAGAGCAGTACGTCTACCGATTCGTCCGCGATCGCCAATCCCGGGGGGTGTTTGCAATCAAAGGCTCGAGCGATCAGAGCGCGCCGCTCTGGAAACCTCCGCGACGGGTCAAAGGTCATGGGGTTGGCATCATCGGCATCGGCGGCAACGTGGCGAAAGACATACTTTTCGGTCGCCTCAAGCAGACCGACGTCGGGCCGCGTTACGTTCACTTCCCCGAGGGACGCGGATTCGACGAGGCTTATTTCGCGCAGTTCAGAGCGGAAGAAAAGCGCACCAAGTACGTCCGCGGGTTTCCCGTGTTCGAGTGGAAGAAAGTCGCCGAGCGCAACGAGGCAATCGACTTGTGGGCATACAGCATCGCCGCGCTTGAATCGATGCGGCTCAACCTCAACCGGGAGCGGGGCAGCGTTGAAAAGCAGACGGAACCGAAACCGAAACCGGACTCGCGTGAGTATCTTCTCAAGCCAGCGAAGCCAAAGAAACAACCCGTCAAGAATCGACCGAGACGTCAGGGCGGCGGATTTGCCCAATCTTGGCGATGAGTTTCCCCGCTACCATTGACGCAAAGTTAAATGGCGGCGGCTATACCGACGAAAGAACCTGAGACAGTCACAGCGGGAGTGACGTGGATGTGGAAAAAGTCACTTGCGGACTACAAGGCGAGCGACTCTTGGGTTCTCACATATTACCCGCGAAAAAACGGAATCGCACTTTCGGCGATTGCCGCGACGGCAGACGGAGACGATCATCTTGTCACACTCAGCTACGGAATCTCCGGCTTGTATGCCGTGGGACTTTACGACCTCAAAGGCGTCGTCGCAAAAGGCTCGGAAAAGTTTCAAGTTTTTGACGGGTTTCTCGAAGTTCTGCCCAACCCGGCGCAGTCCGGCGCATTCGATCCGCGCACGCACGCTCAAACTGTTCTCGACTCGATCGAGGCAGTTCTCGAATCCCGCGCGACCAAAGAGGTCTTGAGTTTCAGCGTCGAGGGCAACTCTCTTTCGTCGTACCCGCACGAGCAACTCTTGGCCATGCGCTCACGTTACCGGGTTGAGGTTGAGCGCGAGAAAGCGGTCGAGCGTCTCAAAGCGGGGCGCGGATCGGGGCGTCTTATTCTCACGAGATTTCAATGA